GTGACATAAAAGGAACCACTAATTCAGCAGCTGTGTCAGAAGACAAGTCTAATTCCACATGTTTAACTGTAGTTCGTTGTACGAGTGTAGCCATATGCATATTATTAAATTCAATAGACTTAAGGTTAGATAGAGTTGGAGACATAGAAGCCAAAGGCACCCAACCTAAACAATATCTTCCTTGTTGAAATGTGTTTGCATTAACCACAATACGGAATCGCATATCCATGCGAATACCAAAGAAACCAGCCAATTTGTTTCTCCAAAGAGCTCCCTGTGTTGATTGTAAGGCAGCAAAAGGCAAGGCATAATTGTCGAGTAAACTATAAGTATCTGAAATGGAAAAGGATCCAGTCGCCAATCTTATTGGTTTCTTGAGAAATGAAATAATATCATCGACGGAATCCTGAGTTTGAATAACGTCTAAGATAGTATTATCAATGAGCATATTGTGTTTATCTTCTGTAGAAACAACAATATTATCGTCCACAAAACCTGTAGTAGCCATTTGACTAGACAGTCCAGTCTTCATTTCCGTAGTACGGTCATGAGGAACTAAAATGTCTTGTTTAGCTGTTCCAGGTTCTTCTTTGATGATACCTGCTGTGGATTGCGAGATATCTTCATTAATGTTTATTTTATCTGTAGCAAGTGAAATTTCAAGTACCAGTTACACTTTTAGCTGATACAGTTTGCAATTCTATTTGTTTATGGGGGCTGCCCAAATCCTGTTTGTGACTGTTCCTAAATAGGCAGGATAATAACTCTGCAGCAATTCTCTTAGATTACAATTGCAAAAACGTAATAATTAAAGAGAAAGATCACACAAAGTCTCGCCTTTGGGGCTTAAAATTGATGTTGAAGTTTAAGGACCATTTCCAACGAAAGTCCATAACTCAATGGTATATCACCATGAGGAATTTTGTTAGGATAAAATTGTGATTTCAAGCAGAGAAGCTTTTCTCTCCAATAATCATATTTCTCCTCACCATGAAGAGTAAATTCTCTAATAGCGAAGACTAAATTGTCTAAGCAAATTTGATCAGATTCTCTACCTTTCTTAGTCCAATTAAGCATCTCAGCTATAGCTTCTTCTCGTAACGGAGCAATCCATCTGTTAAGGGATTGTTCTTTTCTAAAAGAACGCTTTAGAAATTCTACTTCAGTAATTGGTCTAAAAGCGCTAACTGCTTCACCTTTTAGTTCGGTGGTATATTTATTACCAGTCTGAGCCATAAGGTCGGGCAACGTTAGTTCATTAAATTTATCTTTGTAAGGAGCGCTAACACTAAAAATGTTATCATCTCCTAAGACACAGAGATAAACATTCGTATTAAATGCTTCAATATCAAGTCCTGCATTCATCCATGAAATCCTAAAAATAACATGATTATAAATCGTATTAAGAATAGCTGTCATCGGATTGCCACTAGGCAAAGATGAATGCCAAGCATATATGTGGTCATCAAATAAATGTCTAGAAAATGTAATTTCCTGATAAAGTTGACTTCTAATCTTATTATCTGGATTATTTTTCCCATACCAACGATTAATCATATCTTCTATAGCGTTATGAACAACAGGCCATTGTCTAGCATCAAATTGTCCTTGATCACCAGCAGCAATACTAGGACTGGTGGACGTTGGTGAAAAAGCTAATAGCCTTCGAGCCAAATCATCCCAATCCCATCCATAGGGATTTATTCCCACAGCAGAGCCTACATTTAAGTTCATATCAAAATAATCACTTATAAAACTTCCAAAATACATCCTAAATAAACATAACAAAGTAAATGGACAAGCACTAAATAATCGTGTTTTACCAATCAACACTTTAGAACGAGGTAATGTTTCGTCTTTTAAGCATTGTTTGTATACAAAAAACGGTCGTATATTATTCTTGTACATATCTAAAACTTCATTAACTTTTCCTTTTATTTTAATGAGCGTTGCATCTACTAATTGATGATCACCATTCTGAATAGATTGATAATAAATCTTTTTATAATTTGTACTATCCGTATTGCTCATTGGAAAACCTGAGCTAGTACTAGAAGCAATACTATTTAAACTTGCGAAACCATGAAGAACTATTTCTAGATCCCATATTTTCCGATGTTCAAAAGCAGTTTTGCTATGATTGACAATCAAATTTTCATAAGAATTAATCGCTTTATCAATTAAATGAAATGATATTGGAGGTGGATGTAAGCTATATTTAGCAAACGAATTCACTCCAGGATCTATCACTTCACCATTAGCGTTAGTAAAAGTTCTAAGTTTAGATGGCAACGTCGTAACATTAGCATATTTACCAGGT